CAGAACAACGTGGGGCATATTCTCAGCGTCTGAATGCGGCGCACCTCACCAACGCAAGCGGGTGTTCATCCTGGCCGTCGCCAGTGGCTTCAGAGGTACGCCAGGGCTTTCAGGACCGTTCCCGAGGCATGAAGGGCAGTCAGGAGAGCCTGACGACGGTGGTGGTGAAGGATGCTGCAAACTGGGCGACTCCAGCAGCGAGGGACACGCAAGGCCAGCGTGGAGCAGCAGCGAATGCCCGCAAAGGCAACCCATTGGATACACTTCCAAATCAAATGGCAGTATATGGCCTTCCCGACCCGGCCAACCTCAGTACGGATGCGAGCCGCCCAGAGTTGTGGCCAACGGCCAGAGGACTGGATGGTCAACTGAGCGAGTCATTGGACACTTGGGAGGCGCGCAGAGCGAGGAAGGAAGCGCAGGGCATCAACCTGCATCGCCCACTGCCAATTGCGGTGGAGCAGGAGCAAAGGCGCAAGCTGGACCAGCAGGTGAAGAACTGGGCGACACCGGATGCGAGCGACAGGAGGAGCGACAAGTCGAGGCAGGTGGGTCTGAGCAATCAGACCAAGACTTGGCCGACACCAGCATCATCCGGTGTGACAGGAGGTCCGACGGGTCTAGCGGGAGGAGCTGGAAACCGGGAGAAGTTAGCGTCGATGCTGCCGGATGCGGAGGCCAGGGCAATGGGATGCGGCAAACTCAACCCCCGCTGGGTGGAGACGTTGATGGGCCTGCCGGTGGGCTGGACTATGCCGAGTTGTGCATCACCTGTGACAATAGAACGGATGAACTGAGGTTATTGGGTAACGGAGTAGTACCACATACGGCTGAACTTGCATTCCGTGTACTTATACAGGAGTTGGCCAATGAGTGATCTCTCTCTCACTACCACATCATTCCAGATCGACTATCGGATGCTCACGCTTCTCCAGAAGAGGGCCAATGAACTGGGATTTCGGTCATGGGGAGCGTACCTCCGCCACATGATCGACTTCCATGTCCTAACTTTCGAGCCTGATCTGCTTCCTGATCAGGCGGCTGCCCACCCCCTCTCCGCTCCCTACACTCCATCCAGCAATCAAACCCGCTCCTAGACCCCTCCAGACTCCAGCGCGGGGCATTCGCCTCCATCCATCCAACCACCACCCCGTACCCTGACCCCGGCGAAACAAATTTAAAACTTCCAAATAGGGGGTCCAAGCGAACGAGCGATTTCGTAGTTGAGTTTAGTTTACTGTGGTTGCCCCCCATTGCCTTCAAAGCAATTTAGGGGGAGCAACCATACCCCTATTGAGAGGGGTTAGTGGGGGCGTTCCTAGGGGGGAGTAAATTCTTAGAAAGGGGGGCCACATAGGCCGATAGACTACCCCCTAGGGAACCCCCCTAGTTGGGAATTAGGTTGATGTGGGCGCGGTAGGCGGCGAGGAGCTTCTTGTGCTTGTTTTCGAGGGTCTCCAGCCGGATCTCCAGCATCCGGATACGGTCCGAATCGGTGTGGCGGATGGAGCGGTTGTCGATGCCGTGCCATGTCCGGTCGAGCTTGTCGAAGACGATGATACGACGCTTCCTTAACTCATTAAACAACTTATTGGCCCGCTCGATATCGCACGATACCCCCTTGGCTATGTGCATAACCACCTCGCTGGAAGCCATGATCTTATCATGCTTGAGCGGCGGCATCTTCCCGAACTGATCGCGGTATTTCATATACTATCTTTCCTCTTGGCCTTGTTGTTGAACGGTTTCTTCTCCTTGAGCTGGGCACCGGTTATGACCAGCGGGTTGTATTCCTCCCACTTGATTCGATCGGTCCCGTGCTGGAGGTTGATGATGGGTTTGGGAAGCCGCCCTCCACGCTTGCAGAAGGCTAGCTGGAAGCGTCTAGGCTTGAACTGGCCTACCTCTGCCAGAACCGCTATCTCACGCGCCCAGTTGGCAAGCTCCGAGGATCCGAAGCCGGCGTGAGCGAGTTCCATAGTGGTCATGGGTTCACCGTCCTTACGCTGGGCTTTGGAGATGTGATGCATCCAGATCCAAGCGACCTTGGTTTCCTGTAGGATAGGCTGGAGTTTGTTACGCAAGAACACCGAGACCTCGCCCTGGTCGCTGAGGTCACCGCCGAAGTAGGAGAACAAAGGATCGGCCACGATGACATCGAGCTTGGACTTGTAAATGAACCGGCGGGCGTAGGCGAGGAACTGGTCACCGGTACGAACGGCCTCGGTCCTAAACTCTAGCTGTTGCTGGAGCATCTTCATGTCGCCACCGCTAAGGTTGAGTCCGAACCCCACGCCTTGGAACGCTTCGGCGAGATCGCCCTTGTCGTTCTCGGCTTGGATGACTCCGATCTTCAATGGGCGCACCGGGGCGATACCGAAGAAGTCCTTGCCGAGTGCCCATTGGATGACGATCTGCATCATCAGGCTGGACTTCCCGATACCGGTGCCACCGCTGACGATCATGGAGGATCCGCGGGTGAGCCAGCGTTGGCCGATCAGGTTGTCCGGATCGTTGGATGAATCGAAGGATATGAGATCCTTGATCGAGACCACCGTGGATTGATCATCATCGGTCTCGCGTGAGGTGAGGTAATCCTCCCATGAAGCGGAGCCGAGGTTAGTGGCCAGTAGCTTTTGCTGAGAGGTAGGACTCCGCCATGCGCCCGGGAGCCGGGAGTAGCGACTCGGGTTCTTGTTCTTGGCATCGATGCCCGGGATGCTGCTGTAGATAATATCCCGGCGGGCGTCCCATTCCTTGCGATTGGGCGCATCTACGCGGACCCAGGCATGGATACTCTTACCACCGGAGTCGATGAGTACGGTGATGGGTAGGCCCGAATCGCGGAATAGCTTCTCCTGCTCGGGCTTGGGCTTGTCATCGAACTCGACCAGGACATGGCGATACGCGCTGACATCGTTGTCGCTGCCGCTGTAGAGGTTGGGCCGGAATGGGTTGATGCGAACGAAGATCCCTTCGCGTTCCGGTGATAGGATGCGGGATGCCGGATCATCGAAGCGGTTGATCCATTCTTCGATGGGGATGAATGATCCAGCACTAACTGGCCTACCCTCTTCGACCGCATCACAGATGCAGACTACTTCGGTGGGAGCGAAGGCGGCTTGAAGGAACCGCTTGAACTCGCTGGCTTGAGGATCGGGCGCAACCGCCGCTGTCGGCCTCTTGAAGGATACCTTGGTGATATCGAAGGGGGCGGTTGAGGGGGATACCCCTGATTGAAGGAGATGGCCGGCTGGTTTGGAGTGAGACTTGGAAGCGGCCTCGCGGAGCTTGTGGATGAGTTCGCGATCGGACCAAGGTGGTTGGCAGGATTGATTCCAGCTAGAGAGCAGGGCTAGAGCATCGCCCTCCGAGAGCTGGAAGCCGTGTACGAGGCCGACGGCGGCGGTGTAGGTAGTTGAGTGTCCGGATTGACCGGAGACGGCTGGCGGCACCTTGGAAAGCCAAAGGGCCGCACGTTGGTGCGGTGTCATATCGTTGTTTGTTTGGGACCGATCGTTGTGGGCTACTTCATTTTGTCGATCTTCATCAGCCGTTTGATGGCTTGAGTTTTGGGGGAATAGGTTCCGATCTTCTTGGTGCTGGGCTTTGCGGCGTAGGCGGCGGGCTTGGCTTTAGCTTTCTTCATAGGGTTTGAATTTGGTGTGGAATTCCGAGGTTAGGCGAACGTAGATGTTGCTGCCTCTTTGGTAGATGATGACGGGAGCTTTGAGTTCTGCGAGACGATACTGGCCGACATGAAGGACCGTGACTACGACTCCAGGGTTGGATCGATTGACGAACCGGCAGGGTGGGATAGCTGAGGGATTTTCCATATACGACGTTCTATTGGTTCGGGGTAAGCGATCCAGCCTTTAGCGATGCCCCAAGCAATTATCTGGGCTGACTGTTCGATGAGCCGGCGGTTCTCATCGGTGATGATGGTTCGTTCATCTTCGGTTATAGGACCAGGTTTCTTGTTATTTGAGAGGCGGCTTTCGTACCATGGTTGCTCTTGCCTTGGGGTCTTCATGGGGTGATGAGTCGCGCAAGGATACAGTTACAGTAGGAACCCTTGGTCTTGGCGTTGCATCGACCATGATGCACAGGGTTGGAGACGATGTGTGCTGTAAGGTCGCTCGTGAGCTGGACCAGCTCAAGGAGACGAGTGGATGCTTCGGCACAGAGCGCATTGGGGATTCCATCTTGGGTATCTAGTTCGGCTGATAGGATATTGAGTGCGTTGACGAGGTCATGTGTTGAGGACTGTTTCATTTTTGTTTGTGGACTACGATTCCATTGCCCTTTGAATCAACCAGTTCTACGGATCGAACGCTCTCCATGCGGGCCAAGGTCTTGATCATCTCGATGGGATCATGGGCTTGGGACACGCAAGTGAGGTGGATATCACCATCTCCGTAGTTGGTCTTTAGATTCTCTTCGGTTCGATCACGCACCACTCGGATGGTTCTTCCATCTGAGAGATGGACCACCTTGATGGATTCGACGAGTGGGAATGCGTGACGGCTCATTGCTTGGAAGTTTTGCCGCAATGGGGGCAGTGCCGGCCTAAGCCGGGATCGGCGGGTAGAGTACCAAGCCACGAGCAAAGATCATGGTAGGATCGAACACCGAAGTTCGGCCACTTGAACGGTACGATGTCACGGTTATGGATTGCATGGATGGCGGTCTCCTTGTCTTTGATCCCAAGCTTCTCCATCAGGTTGGCGTTACGAGAGCTAAGACCCGCGGTCCATTTGTTATTCGAGGCATCCCGCTTCTTGCCGGCGGCGATGATCTGGAACACCCGTTGCTTTGAGATGTTTAACTCTGCACCGATGGCTTTATAGGTAAGTCCCTTAACCCTGAATGCTCTTACCTTATCGATTGAATCGTTGGTTTTCATGTATGTATGTTTGAGATACTTTCTTTTTTTCTTCTTTGGTTCTTTATCTATTGCAACGGTATCTGGACTGCTCGATACCGTTTGTATGCTTTGTGGCACTGGACACAAAGGCCGGTTTGAGTTGTGCATCCGCATCCCAAGCATGCGGCCAATTCGTGACATAACAGTTTCCATCGTTGTAGTTCCTCTATTGTTTGTTTGGTTGTTTGTTCTTGATGTTCCATACGCATGAATGCGAGATACCGTATTTCTTGGCCAACTCTCTGTAGGTGAATGTTGAGTTATCCCTTAGAATCGATTCTCTGATCTTTGCTGGAACAGCTTCCCACCGCCGGCAGATCAATGGATCAGGGGCTTTGAAGGCGGGAACTGGTCCCAACATCTTCGCCATTGACTCCTTCGTCAACCCCAATTCTTGAATTAGACTCATTTTCATTCGCAGGAGAATACAGTGTCTGACCGGATAATTCCGGAAGGCCAAGTTGGTGGTGTGGTGCAGAATGATTTGTCGATGACCAGCACCTTGTCGGTGGGCTGCACCGTGAGGTTGTCGCAGTAGGTGCGGATGAAGGTAAACTCCTTGGCTTGCGACGGGTTGTCGCTGAATCCGTCATCTACTGGCGCGGCGGTGAAAATGTACGAGCCATTGACTTCCCCTCCGCAAACCTTAACAACGAGGTCCATGCCTCGGAGGAAGGTGTACTCGATTGCGGTAAACTTCCATCCATAACAATCCCACCGCTGGGCTTGTTCGATGGCCCACTCACCTGGGTTAGTGCTGAAGGCGATGGCGTGAGGTGGTAAGCCTCGATAGATGGCACCGGACTCCAGCATCACGGTGCATCCCCAAGCTCGACCTGGTGTTGATGATAACGAGAACCAGATGGCAGGAATCATTGCTCCGGTAGGTTCTTTCAATACGAACTTGTCTCGTACCCAGACGTACTGATGCTTTGGTAGTTCTCCAATGTGGTTAAACATATTAGCTCAGTAGGTGTTTGATGATTAGGTTCCGCTCTTTAATCGTCGCTCTCAAGATGCTCTCCAGCACAACGTGAGGGTTGATTGTCGCAACGTGTTTCCACTCTGGATTGCCATCAATGTGTTTGGCTGTGTCCAGACTTTCCACGCGGATCAGACCGTTAAAAGCGTGGACGTAGATGAATGCGGGGCTGTCTCTCACGGCTTGGCCTCCTTGGCTTTGTGCCACAATTGCTTTGCTGGAAGATTCTCTCCAGCTATAGATAAAAGACATTCGTCTAAGTAGTTTCCAGCTTTCACTAACCGATTGATATACTCCTCTTGCTCGCGAATCTT